AACCCGTTGGAAATACCGTGACCTGTTACGCTCCGCTCCAGGGCTACCGATCCCGAACCCCCGCCACCGGCGGTGGTTTCGGGATCACTTTCAAAAAAGAAGAATCCAACGGACAACGCGTCGAAGTAAACTGCGGACAATGCATCGGCTGCCGCCTCGACAAAGCCGCTCAATGGGGAATTCGTGCAATACACGAAGCACAAATGCATGACTACAACTCATTCATAACCCTAACCTACGACGACGAACACTTACCCTGGGATGAATCCCTAGACGTAAGTGAATACCAGCGCTTCATGAAGCGCCTAAGAAAACAACAACAACCAAACAAAATCCGATTCTTGCACAGCGGCGAATACGGAGAAACGTGCCCAAGGCACAACACAAAAAAATGCGGACACTGCGGTCCACTACAACGGCCTCACTACCACGCAATACTGTTCGGCCACGACTTCCACGACAAAATACCGTGGAAAAAAAGGAACGGACACCAAACATACCGTTCACCACAACTAGAAAAACTATGGCCGCTAGGAAATTCCGAAATCGGAACAGTAACATTCCAATCAGCGGCCTACGTAGCAAGATACACAACCAAAAAAATAACCGGCGACAACGCACTCGCCCACTACGAAAAAATCAACACACACACAGGCGAGGTCATTCAAATAAAACCAGAATACATGACCAGCAGCAGACGCCCAGGGCTAGGCAAACCCTGGTACGACAAATACAAAAATGACCTCTTCCCAAGCGACGAATGCGTGATCGACGGTCGCATAATGAAACCACCGCAATACTACACAAACATATACAAAAAAGAGGAACCAGAACAATACGAACAAATGAAAAACGAAAGAACAAAATTCTTCCAACAACACAAACCAGACAACACCTGGCAGAGACTACAAGACCGCGAAAAAGTAAAACACGCTCAACTAGACCAACTACCAAGAACCCTGGAGAACTAAAATGAAACACATGATGTTCGTTATATACGACTCAAAAGCAGATGCATACATGCAACCCTGGTTCCTCACAACAGAACCAATGGCGGCAAGAGTATTCAGCGACCTAATCAACGACCCAGAATCAAACGCCGGAAGACATCCAGAAGACTACACCCTATTCAACATAGGAAACTTCAACGACCAAACAGCCGAAATAAACTGGAACGCACCAGTCACACTCGGCAACGGAATACAATTCATACAAAACACAGGTCTCTCCGAGACCACTAACGACTCGCAACTTACAAACCGCACAGATGAACAAAGCGGGCTCGCCTCAAAATCAGATGGAGCAAACCAATGAAACAACAAAGCGTAATGACACACCAATTCAGCCAAGTACCAAAAGCTGAAATACCACGCTCAAGCTTCGACCGATCACACGGAATAAAAACCGCCTTCGACGGCGGCCTGCTCATTCCAATCTTCGCAGACGAAGCACTCCCAGGAGACACCTTCAACCTAAACATGACGGGCTTCGCCCGTCTAGCCACACCAATCTTTCCAATCATGGACAACATGTATATGGAAACCTTCTTCTTCGCAGTACCAATTCGCCTCATATGGGAGAACTGGCAAAAATTCTGCGGAGAACAAGAAGACCCAGGAGACTCGATCGACTTCACAGTACCGATCCTTAACGCATTCTCCTGGCCACTCAACTCACTACCCGACTACATGGGAATACCACCGCTCAAAACACTCGCTCCAAACGCGCTCCACTTCCGCGCGTACAACCTAATCTGGAATGAGTGGTTCAGGGACGAAAACCTGCAAGACTCGATACCCAACAACGTCAACAACGGCCCCGATCTCGTTGGACATTACAACATCCAACGCCGGGGCAAACGACACGACTACTTCACCAGCGCACTACCCTGGCCACAAAAGGGAGCAACGCCAGTAAGCATTCCACTCGGAACACTGGCACCAATAACAGCTCCCGTAGGCTGGATGGCCGGCGACGACGTCCACGTCGACGACCCCGACACACCAGCCAACTGGGTAGACTTCAACAGCGGCGTACCAACAAAACTAGAATACGGAGCAAGCGCCGCAGGATCCGCAAATCTATTTGCGGACCTAAGCAGCGCAACCGCCGCAACAATCAACCAACTACGCGAAGCATTCCAAATCCAAAAACTACTGGAACGCGACGCCCGCGGCGGAACAAGATACACCGAAATAATAAAAAGCCACTTCGGGGTCACAAGCCCCGACGCAAGACTGCAACGCCCCGAGTTTCTCGGCGGCGGCAGCTCACCCGTAAACGTAACGCAAGTGGCAAACACAAGCTCAACCGCAACAGAACCACAAGGAGACCTCGCAGGATACGGAACAGCAACCCTAATGGGACACGGATTCACCAAATCCTTCACCGAACACTGCATCCTAATCGGACTAGTAAACGTCCGAGCAGACCTAACATACAGTCAAGGAGTAAACAGACAATTCAGCAGATCAACACGCTACGACTTCTACTGGCCCGCACTCGCCCAAATAGGCGAACAAACAATTCTCAACCGAGAAATATGGGCCGACGGATCTGCAAACGACCTACTCACATTCGGCTACCAAGAAAGATACGCAGAATACAGATACAAACCATCACTCATCACCGGCATAATGCGACCAGACGCAGTCGGCACACTCGCTGCATGGCACCTCTCACAAGACTTCGCAACACTACCGGTCCTCGACACAACCTTCATCCAAGACAATCCACCCATCGACAGAGTGATCGCCGTCCCGGCAGAACCACACTTCATATTCGATGGACACTTCAGCCTCCGATGCGCGCGACCAATGCCGCTATACGGAGTCCCAGGACTAATCGACCACTTCTAATGAACACCTGGGATATCTACTTCGCAACGCTAGTCGGGATGTCATTGCATCCCGGCTACCTGCGCGAAGAAACACAACAACCAACACTCGAGGAACTAGCAAACCTCGCAGACGAAATGATGGAAATTCGGAGCGAACACCAATGGCAATCTACTCAGCAATCATAGGCGGAGGCCTCTCTCTAATAGGAGGCGCCGAAGGACGAAGCGCAGCAAAAGGAATGAGCCGAGAACAAATGGCCTTCCAAGAAAGGATGAGCAGCACAGCAATGCGAAGACGAGTAGACGACCTGCGAAAAGCAGGACTCAATCCAATACTCGCCGCCGGCGGACCCGCCGCATCCTCACCAGCTGGCGCACAACCGCCAATCAGCGACATCGTAACGCCAGCAATCAATACAGCTCTAGCAACGCGACGAGCAAACCAAGAAATACAAAACCTAGCAGCCCAAGAAAAACTAATAAAACGACAAGCAGACACCCTCGGCGGCCCCGCCGCCATCGGCGATATACTAGGAACAGCAATAGGAAACCTAAAAGACAGACTAACAACAGGAATTGAATACGGAGGACTGTGGGAACAAATAACAAAAGACCTGAAACTAAAAGGAACACCACACTCAGCCCGACAACTCGGACCTCGAAAAAAACCACTCGAAATCACAATACCTGGATACAAAAAAGACTTGGAGAAAAAACGATGACACAACGACAACTCGTAAAACACGGCGGGCCATACGCCCGCGTACAAATAACCTTCCCAAAAAAAGAGGGAAGAACCAAACAAAGCTTCGCAGACCAATGCGAAATCAACAATATCATGGCGAGGCACCAAAAAACCGGAGCACTCACACATATCAACCAACACCAAGCGCAATACGGATTCGCAACCAGCTCAGACTTCGCAGAATCCATGCGCATAGTCAAAACAGCACAAGACATGTTCAACGCATTACCATCCAACATCCGAAACCGATGCGCCAACGACCCGGCGCAATTTCTGGACTTCGTCCAAGATCCGGCCAACGAGCTGGAAATGCAAAACTTCGGGTTAATACCCGAAAACAATCCGTCTGAGACACCCTCAGACGAACAAACGACAGACACCCCTGCCCCTGCTATTGCCGAACCGGCAGCAGAAGCCTAAGGTGTCAGTCAAGACAGATACAACAAGTGAGAATCTGTCAAAAACGCTCCCCCTGGGCGGGAGATGTACCGCCCTAAGGGAGCGCCAACCGGAGATCCAATATGGCCTACCGTTCAAAAATGCGAAAATCGAAAAGCCGCAAACTTTTCAGAAACACAGCATCAAAGACGCATCGCAAAAACGTATCCCCGCGACCAATGCGCGGTGGAATACGAATGTAAAATGGCCAACCTGGCCAGCCCTTAAACTAAAACCGGGCCTACAAAACCCGTTGGAAATACCGTGACCTGTTACGCTCCGCTCCAGGGCTACCGATCCCGAACCCCCGCCACCGGCGGTGGTTTCGGGATCACTTTCAAAAAAGAAGAATCCAACGGACAACGCGTCGAAGTAAACTGCGGACAATGCA